TAAATTTTGACTTGCATCTGGATTAACAGGATCGATCAACTTAATATCAATTGGATTTGGTGTCCATTTAACGAGTCCTGGATAATGAAAACGATGACCAAGATACATATGTTCTTTAGCAGTTATTTCAAGACCGGGCTTGTTAACTGATTTAACATAATAAGTGGCGCCGCTAGGCATGTTACCTATTGTAACAATAAAGCGATATCCACGCTTTGGTTCTAGTGTTGCATCTGTCCAAAATTTATCAGCCATTTTAATAAATCTCCTAATATTATATAGTCTATATTTTAATTATCAATCTTCGAACGAAGCACCACTTCTTGTTATAATGAAATCGATTGCTATGAATTCAATTGCACGGGCTGGTTTAACAAAGATCTTCGCATATAGAATATTTCTATCAACTAGATCTGGAGTGGTGGTTGTTTCATCAAGTAGAACTTTATAATCTGTTAGACCAAATCTACTCTGAACACCAGCAAGGAATGGTGTGACTTCACCTTTGAATCTATCCCAAGTAACTTTGATATTTTGATCAAAGAGTATTCTTGTTGAGATACGTGAAATTTCTTTCTTGAGGTATATCATCAAGCGACGTACATTGATACGATCAAGTGCCGAAGGAGTTACTTGTAAAGTCTTTTGACCAAAGATAACAATTCCTTCATTTGGGAAGCTTGCAATTGGATTAACGTTATTTTCATAAAGCTTATCACGTTGTTTTGATGTTAATTTTTCACGAACATCAAGAACCGATAAGCCTGATGAGCCGTCTGTTAGTCCACCCCGGTTAAAGCCTGCAGGAGCAAACCACAATTCACTGTTTTCTTGTGAACTAGCCATTGTACCAAGAGCCACAACTGATGGTGGAACCCATAGTGGAAGACCAGAAGCATCATCTAAAATCTTGACCCATGGATAATAAGCACAAGCGTAACTTGAATTTAGATTGCGATCTTTCAAGCTACTAACTGTCTGGTCAACACTACCACGTCTATCGCTTTCACTATTAGTGCTTTCGTGTGATGGCACATATCCATTTTCAAGATCAATTATGGCAAGAGAATCTGCACGATTTTCAGCTGTATCAATTACATGTTTAGTTATAGCTGAATTTGTTACACCAGGAACAACAATCATGTTACAATCTAATACGTCTGGATCTCTTACGGTATCAACTGCTTTCTTGAGAGAATAGAATGCTGCACTTGATTGTTCACTTGTTGTAGAAGTGAATAAAGAATTTCTAAATGGATCTTTTTCTCTTATATTTTCACCAGTTGTTCCACCAAAGAGTGGCATAGTAAAGCGATTTACACCCAAATTTAATATCTGCTTATATCCTTCATTTGAACCAGAGGCACTTGCTGATAGAGCGGTTATTGAATTACCAGCTGCTCTAGAACCTGATTGCCAGTATGTAAACACTGAAGAGCTTGGTGCTGTTCGAACATCATCCAATGAAAATACAAATGAAAGTTTTGTTGTTGCACTAACATCATGTGAATTTACTCCAAATGGTTTTGGACGAGTTAAATCTAATACTTCTGGGTTTAATCTTGTACTTCCATCAAAATTAAATACCGTACCATAATAAGCATTTATTGGATTTAACACACCAGCTTGTGATGCACTAACAAGCAGCTTCATTGTTGGGAATTTTATTAAATAAGAATTTGCACCAGTTGAACCCGGAATTGCAATTGTGTTTGCTCCAGAAGATGCGAATGCTAATGGCATTGAGCTACTACCAGCAATCATAGCGCCAGATGATATTGAACCACTTGTGACAACTACATCTTTAAATACTGGAGGACCGAAGAAACCGAATGGTAAGCTTTCTTGTGAAACTGCACCTTGTACAATTTGATCATTTAATTCCATTCTTATATATGCTGATTTATTTGCATAATTACCATATTTTATATATAATTTATTATTATTATCCCATTCTAAATATTCATCACCAATTTTATTTGCAATAAAATCACTTGAATTTGGATCTAAAGTACAATTTGTATAAGTTTCCAATACAACAGGATTTGCATCTGTATCATTAATATCTCTTATTTGTACAGTAAAGGATCCATATTTATAAAAATTATTTGTTGATGGTTTTATATCTGAGATAGAAATTTTAATATTTCTTTGTTCCCAATCACCGCCGCCTGTTTCTTTAACAACAAAACGGAACAATTTAGTCATATCTTCTGCAACATACGAACCAGTAGTAGCGTTTAAATCTTGAGATATTACCCAACCAGTTTTTGCAGAATTACTTGTTACTCCAGAAAAATTACCAACTTGTACAGAACCGCTAGTTAATGGTGCGATGAAACCATGAAATTCATTTGCTGTACCAGCAGCACCAAGAATACTTTTTAAGAAAGTTTCATATGTTTCACCTAACCAATAATTTTTTTGTGCTTCACCTGCTGTTATTGTGGAATTTGTCAATGTTGGATTTGTATTGAACACTTTTCTAGCATATTTAGCGGAAGTTTCACTAAAATTAAATGTTGTATCTAATTTTTTATTACCATTTTCATCTAAAATTTCTGCTCTAAATTCAAAACTATCACCTGAATTTCTTATAAAAACACCTGCACCTTGAGCAGATGCACCAGTTACTTGAGTGCTATTATCTGAAGCTAAACCTTTTAGTCTAATTGCACCTTTATTTATATACCAAACAGCAGCAAGAGAACCGGTTCCAGTACTACCGGATGGCACCACGAATAAACCATAGGCACCACCATTATCAGCTAAACTTGATGTTGGTTGTTTGTCTGTTTTCCATCCGCCTTGTGCCACTTCATCTGTTCCGGTAGCATCTGGACTTTTATCAGTTCCGAGACGAACGAAGGTTAGTGGACCTGAATTTTTTAAGAATGCTTTTGCAGCATAGACAGCATATAATGGGGAAGCTGACTGTCCAGTTCTCCATAAGTCTTCAGAAGCTCCGCGTGATGGTTCTCCGAATTTGTCGACAAATTCTAAATAACTTTCAACACGTGTTGGAACCATTAATGGACCACGTTGTGCTCTACCAATTACCACTGGACCAATTTGTGTTGGTTGTGCTGGTAATTGTGATTTATCGATTTCACTAATGTATATACCTGGTGAAACGAAACGGAATTTCTTGCTTGTGGTCATTCTCTAAGTCTCCTGTAAAAACTTACAATTTCTTATGTAAATAGTGTTATTTTTATTCAATAACCTAAATTGTTCTCGTGTTTTTTATTTCTTCGTCTATACTGCCAGTTATAACTCTTTCTCTTGGTATTTTAACATCAACATATGTTTCTCTTACAACTACTTTTGGTTTATTTTGATTGTCACCTTGGCCAATTAAATAACCAAGTGTTTCGATTGTTATTTTACTAATAAATAATCTTTCATCTTCTCCAAGATCACGTGTTTTATTTTCTTGCGACACATCACCTTTAATAAAACTCTCATATTTATGTCCGGAATTCTCAATCCAAAATCTATTAACCCCACCAGTAAAAGTTAAAAATGGCTGCATTAATTCATTCATTTGTTGTTGATATTGAGTTTTTATTTCTATTGAATATGATATCGTGACATATACTGGTAATGGTATACTTATCGATTCATAAACAACTTTGTTATTTGTATTTGGATAATTTGTTTGTCCAAATTTACGAAAATTTGCTGCTTTTGCAAAATTACTACTTTTATCTTGAACTATTTTTGTGCCTATCTCTATTGCTCCACCCTTTACATCGTTAAATTCTGGTAATGCAGACCAGACAATACCTTTTTTATTAAGATCTTTGTTCATTCCAGTTCTTTCTAAAGTTATAACTGGTAATATAAAAGTTCCTTGCGTATCCCTTAAGTCTGGATTATTTTTATTTTGAAAAGCTCTCTCGCCAATTATCCAAACAGTTGGAACTTTTTTCCATCCATTATTTGTATTTGTAAATAAGTTTAAATCCTCATCGATCCATTTATACATTGCTAGATCAATATTCTCTATTGTCGATGGTTCTAGTGGAAATTCTTTATAGCTCATATTTTATTCCTATCCTGGTAATGTAAACAATGGACTTTCTATCCACACACCAGCTTCATTAAAATAGAATTTATCTGGTTGATCAAAATTTCCATATATCTCATCTTCATCGATATTTGATAAATAAACAATACAACCCTTGTAATCTTGTGGATTATTTACATAATCTAAAAATTGAGCACGATTAGAGCTTGTTCTTTTTCCAGAAATTAATTGTATTTTTCCACCACAAGGACTAGATGGTACCGATACTGTTTCAATTATATCTTGAATATTAGTTAATTCAGATGTTCTTACTTTTTCTCTTATTTGTAATAATTGAATTGGTTCTTTAAAAAAACCTTCTCTAACAGCTTTACATGTTGCTTGTATTTCAAACTTATGATCAGCTTGTCCAAATAATAATCTTGGTTCTTTTAGTTTCATTATTTCATAAAAACGAAGTCCATAAAATATAATATCACCTTCACGAACATATAGATCTTGGTCTTCAGTCAATCTGCGTCTATGAAAATTAATAGTTAAATTACTGGTTTTATCTAATCC